GTATCTACTCCCATAGATTCCAATAAATCAAAGTTCGGTTTTATAAATGGTACATCGTAAAATTTAGACTCCCATTTTTCATAAGTTAACTTTTTCATTTGTTTAATTAAATAAAGTTTGATAATAAAACTATTTATAAAAATAGTTTTTTAAAACTATCTACAATTAGATAGCTTTAAGAAAATATTTTTATTTATTATCAGATAATTTTATTTTTTTAATTTCTCTACTATGAAATAATTCTCTTTTTTTACATCCCCTAGTAATTTTATCAGTAATTTTTATTTTATATTTTTCTTCTATCATTGACTTATTCATATATCTTTTAAACCATTGACTACGTTTAAAATGTTTTGATATCTCATCCAAACTAGTTGTTAAATATTGAAGTTCATAACCATATTGATAAGGTATTTTTAATTGAATACAATTTTTTAAACCATTATTCAAAATAACATTAGAGCTAAAATAAGAGTTACCATTTACAGTGTCTCTATATCCTAGAGCTTCAATATGAATAGTTTTTAATTCTGATAGTTTCATAATTTTTTTAAAATAGTTTTGAATCTTGTAAATGTATAATTCTATTTTTAATTTCTAATTGTTCTTTTAATTCTTTTATAAAAATATTTTTTTCATTAATTAATTTTTCTTGATCATTAATTTTTTTTTCTTGATCCTTAATTTTGCTATGTAGAATATTTATCATTTTTTAAATCTCCTTTAATAATGTTTGAATGATTGTTTCTTTTTCTAATTGTCTGCAAGCTAAACTTTTACGATTAACTTCACAGTCAATTTTGGTTGACTTATGTAAACTAGAACTAAATCCAAAGTAAAAAATAAATCCTACTGTTAGATATAAAAATAAGTTTTTAATCATGGGTTAATTAAATAATTTTAATGTATTTAGCTTTATTAACTCTGTGAGAGTGTTAAAGCTTAGATAACTATATTTAACTTAGATAGATAAATATAGTTATTAGAAAGGATTTAAAGACTAGTAAAGTTTTATCTCCTTACTATTAATGATATCAAATTATATCAATTATTGCTATAGATATTTAAGATATTTTTATTATTTTTTTTAATACATACCCGAGAAAAATTTTACCCGGGAGAATTTTTTTTACTATGGGGGTGTAGTTGTAAAAAATTTTATTTTTTTTTGCTACACGGGTAACTTAAATATATTCTGCTTAACTTTTTGGTTCTATGCGGATAGCAAGTTCTGGAGCTTGTATGTTAACTGTTTCAACGGATTCGCCTACTACTTTACCTAGACTGTCTAATATTTGTGCGGCAGTTTGAAGCTGACCTTTTGAGATTGCTTTGTTAAATAGACGCATACGCATGGCTTGGAGTCTAGGAATCATTTTATCTCTTTCTTTAAGCCAATCTTCATCATTCCATTCTTTAACTTTTTTCCAGTCAGCCCAACCTGTTACTAAAGAGACCCCTTCTTTTTGAGAATGTTCTATTACTAATTGGCGAGTAGTTTTACCTTCAAGTTGTTTTGAGTATAGTCTTTGACAACGAGCTTCTATAACTGCTCTTGAATTTGAACCTCCTGAGTATTTTTGAACTCTGGGTTTACGTTGAGGAGCTGGAAGATCGTTATTAAAGTTATTTATGAAAGAGGAAGAAGCCACAGACTTACTTGCGAGGTGTATTTAATGAAATAATAACCTAAAAGTAAAGGAATAGGCTATAAATAGGGGGTAATAGTTGAAATTTCTGTTATTTTTATGAATATGGCAGTAAAAAATGCGAATGATATAAGTTTAAGGTATGCACAGGGAGAGGTATTCAATAGTGAGAAAAGATTTAGGGTGCTGGTTGCTGGAAGAAGGTTTGGTAAATCATACCTTTCCTGTATTGAACTGCTCAGAGGGGCAATCAATCGACCTGGTGAGGTTTATTTCTATTGTGCTCCTACTTATAGGATGGCAAAGGATATTGCGTGGAAGGAACTGAAGAAGTTAGTGCCTAAAGTGTGGGTGCAAAGTAAGAATGAGACTGATCTGAGGTTGGATTTGATAAATGGATCGAGTATTGAGTTAAAGGGAACTGAAAATGCAATGGCATTGAGGGGTAGAAGTTTAGCTGGTGTTGTTTTAGATGAGGCAGCATTTATGGATAGAGATGTATGGGCTGAAGTTATTAGACCTGCATTGGCTGATAAACAGGGATGGGCTTTGTTTATTTCTACTCCTGATGGTACTGCGAGTTGGTTTTATGATATGTGGTGTTTTTGTGGTGAAAGGGAATGGAAGGATTGGCAGAGGTGGAGTTTTACTACTGTTCAAGGGGGTAATGTTAAGGCTGAAGAGGTAGAAGCAGCTAGAGGACAGTTAGATGCAAGAACATTTAGACAGGAATTTGAAGCTAGTTTTGAGAATTTAACTGGATTGGTAGCTGTTAGTTTCGGTGATGACAATATTGACAAGACTGTAGAAGATTTACATATGCTTCCTTTGTTAATAGGCTTGGATTTTAACGTAGATCCTATGGCAGGGGTCTGTGCTGTTAAACATGATAATACACTATATGTCTTTGATGAGATTATGCTGACAGGAGGTGCTACAACTTGGGATTTTGCTGAAGAAGTCGTTAGGAGATATGGAATTGATAGAAGGGTAATTGCCTGTCCTGACCCTACGGGTAGTGCTAGAAAAACCAGTGGGATTGGTGTTACTGATCATACGATATTGAGAAGAAATGGTTTTACTGTTATGAGTCCTAAATCTCCTTGGAAAATACGAGATAAGATAACTGCTGTAAATACTGCGTTATTTGATGCTGATGGTACAAGAAGAACATTAATTCACCCTAGATGTAAAGAATTGATAAAAGCACTTAGAACTCTTACATATGCTCCTAATACAGGATTACCTAATAAAAACTTGGGTGTGGATCATGCTTTTGATGCTTTTGGTTATTTATGTCTACAACAATTTAATTTGGCAAAACCAGAGACACTAGGTCAAACTTCGTTTAGAATATACTAAGAACTACCTAATTCTTACTATGTATCATTCAACTACTAAGAAAAAGAAGAAGAAAAAGAAGGGAGGTAAGAAACGTGGCGAATGTTCCTGTAAATAAAACTTTATACTCAAGAGTAAAGTCAGAAGCTAAACGTAAGTTTGCTGTTTATCCTTCTGCTTATGCTAATGCGTGGCTTGTACGAGAGTACAAAAAGCGTGGTGGTACTTATCGCACTGAGGCAAAAAAACGTGGCAAGAAGTAGTGGTGGATTAACCCGTTGGTTTAAAGAAAACTGGGTTGATGTCAAAACTGGTAAACCTTGTGGTCGTAAGAAGGGCGAAAATAGAGGTTATCCAGCTTGCAGACCTAAAAAACGTGTATCAAGTAAGACACCTAAGACTGTAGGAGAAATGTCAGCAAGTGAAAAAGCTAGATTTAAACGTGAAAAAACAGGTAGTAAGAAGATAAGTTATCAACATAGACGTAAAAACAAGAAGAAATAGCTGTGAAAAGATCAGTTTCAAGGTAATATATTGTTATAAGTAAATTTTTCTTGAAATCATGGCATTTTTTCGTGGTGAAGAAGGCTCTGTATCATTCGATAACGGAACCGGATCAGTAGGAGCAGTAGCTTCAACAACTGCTTGGACATTAGATGTTACTAAGGATACTTTAGATGTAACAGCACATGGTGATACATTTAGAAAAAATGTTGGATCTTTAATTTCAGGTTCTGGTTCTGTTGATCTTATTTACACAGCTACATCTGGAGATGATACTGCTGAAATTATTACAGATGTATTAACTGCTGAAGATGCTGGTGATGCTTCATTTAATCTTTTTTTAGATACATCAGGTACTAAAAAATTAAGCTTTAACGGAAATATTACAGGAACTACATATAGCTCAACTGTTGGAGATTTAAATACAATAACAGTTAATTTTACAACCAATGGTACTATTACCTCTGCTGTCTAATGCCTAAAAAATCTTATTCTGCAAAACAGCGTAAACTTGCTGCTGTTGCACCACCACGGGATAAGATTACTG